GAACTCACTTCTGGCATCTTGTTATTTGATCCAAGAGAACTTAATCCCCTATAAGGATAAGTTGCGCTAGTATAAACTCCAGAGAATTGACGAGAAGAATCAAGCTTCTCACACTCATGCCATACCCCTGAAGGATTAATAGGATCAACTATAGGATAGAACTCTCCTGCTGATGGGACATAACCTAAGGTAAGTTCTCCTCTATCATTATTGTTTGTTGGTATACCTCCCGCTACTGCCTGATAAGGGCTAGGAAGGGAATCTCCTCCTCCAATAAGTTTCTGCTCTAGTTGAGGAGAAGAAATATATAAGTGTACTGGATCTAATGCGACACTAATGATATAGAAGTAAGGCATTACACTATCTCCTTCGACAGTATCTCCTCCCCCTCCCAACCCTTCTGAAGTTATACTACATCTATACCAATCATTTCCAACACTCTCCACATAACCTGTGGTTTCTGCCTCATGCTCGGTTTTTACAACTGGTGCATTCCCATCCCATTCAAAGGTAACTGAATTAGAGTCCGTAGGGGCTGTATAATCGTAATTATTTATTTTAAAAGTAGTGGGTGGGTTTGTTGAGGGTTTTTTAACATACCAACTTTGTATCGTATAGGAATTTTCCTTCCATGTGGGGTTCCTTTGGTTGGAAAGTCCTCCCTCATAAATTGCTGCTTGACCTCCAGCAGTATATTGTGTGGCACTCATATCTGTAGAAGATGGTCCACCAAAGGGATTTGTTTCTAAGGTAGATGAAAAAGTACCCAGCTTTGATTTATTTCCCTGCCAATATGTCCCTATGATATCTATGGAACTTCCATTTGTAGGAGCAACACCCATGTCTAGCCCAGGGCTGCCCCCAAGATCCTCAGTGTAAGAAAGAAGATTTGGATTCTGAGCTTCTAAATCCCAATTCACAGGAGAATTAAATCCAGTCCTATCGTAGTACCCTTCATGGGGAAGGAGATACTTGAGGTTACGCCTTCTAAGGGCTCGTCTAGACACGCTCCCTAAGTCAGCAACTCCAGTAGTACTAGAAAGAAGGGTATCGGTTATTTTATCTGTAGCATCACGCCAAAAAGTATTTAAACCACCCCTACCTGCGTTATCTCCTGGGGAAACAGTTCCCATAGAAACACCACTATGTTCATAATTTCCTAATATAGAAGCCGAAGTATACCCTGCTCTTGTATCATCTTTATCAAAGCCCAAGTATTCCCACTTAGCACTTGAAGTAGAAAAGGCATCCTCCGCACTTGCGGTTAGGTTTACTCTAGTGATCGCATGAGCAGGAGAGAACTCTCTTGCTACTCTAGCTGCTTCATATAGAGCATACTTTCCATCCCCCTCTAAAGTAGTTTTAGAAAAATCAAAATCAGTATCTTTAAAATTAATAAAGAGATGAGAAGATTTACCATTCCATAAATTCAATAAGTTTTTCTCATAATCAGAGATACTCATCAACACATCATTAAAGTTTGATGGAACCTGAACGGAACTAAACAACATAAGGAACTCATTTAAAGCTCCTAAATCTGAATCATCTGTAACAGCACCACTAAGAATAAAATTCCCCACCTCATCAGCAAAACTATCTTTTACTCTAAAGCACTTTAATCTTTCTACTAGTAAAGCAACAAAATTAGCATCAACTGTAGAATCTCTATAGTATTTTACCTCTTCAAAAGGTGGGAGGGGAAAATTTTGTCTTCCTCTATAGTTGAATAAGAAATTAATATCCCCCTCTGGCTTAAGATAAGTAGGACGCTCTCCAGTAGTAGGATGTTCGGCCCCTGCCATATACACCCCAGAACCTAAAGCACCAAATCCTGTAGCAGCTTCAAAAACAGTACTCTCTCCAAACAACTTAGCATCTTGTTTAAATGCTTGATATCCTGGACTATCAAGAGTATGAATATGAAAGGGTTTCATCCGAGGCTCACCTACGAGAGTATATCTCTTAGTTTTACATCCGTCGTTATCTAGTTCCCAAAATTCGGGAACACTAAATCGTTCCCCATGAAATATGAAATTATCAGGAAATGCTTTATATAAATCCAGTAAGATAGAATCTACTACCATCTTAAGATTTTCTTCTAAGCTACTACTACTATAAGTAAGGACTCCTGCTTCATCAGCTAATCCAGGAGTCCAAGTATTTAAATTCTTAAAGAGGGGAGACTCCGTTCCTAAAGCATACCAAACTAAAAAGGGAATATAAGATTCCCAAAGATTTTGAACTTTAGCTGAAACATCAAAAACAGAATCAACAATCAAAGTATTTATGGCTGTTTGGATAGCTCCTAAAGTTCCTGATTGTTTATATAAATCTAAAGCTAATCGGAGCTGCTGTCTCCACTTTGAGGGAGAAGCGCCACGAAGTTTAAAACCAATCAAATCTGCTATGTATTGTAAGTGTTCATTCCTAACATTTTCTATATCATAAATTAAACTAATATTATCAATTTGATCGCTAATATCAGCAAACTCATATCCCATAAGAGCATTAAATTTTCGATAAGGACCTTTAGCTGTTCTATCCTCTAATAATAAAGAAGCATCAATGTAACTATCAAAAGCATCTTTAACTGTATAATCCTGTTCATCAATATATAAAGGAGAATAAACTATATCTATTAAAGTTTGAAGAGCCTCTAACTTCTGAGTCCCGCTGGTATAAGTGGGAAGAATTCCTGCACTAGATTCTGTTATACCATCTGCGGTTCCAGATATAAAATCAGTCGGAATGTAGCCCCCAAAGGAACAGGTCTCACAGTTCCTCCATAAATATTCTGTTAGTCCTTTTACTCCAGCAATATTCCCAATAGTTTTTCCCATATAAAGACTATTCAGAGAATTAAGAACATAACTAGATGGAGAGTAAGTTAACCCCCCATCAGCAGAAGTATTTAAGAAGTACATCCACCCCAAGTTATCCACTAAATAGTTGTGAACACTACTAGCATCTGTANTTCCCGTCAATGACGAGAGGGTAGTCATATTAGCTTGAAGAGGGTTTACTTGAGTAAGAGAGGGAGGAATAATGATAGGAAGTAAAGTACCCGAAAGGTAATCATTAAACTCACTACTCGTATCATAATTAGCTAAAGTAGTACTTAAAGGTAACAAAATCCTACTCTCAAACAAGTAAGGATTAATATTTGTTAGTTTGTTCTGTTTTACAAAATACTGGGATATACCAGAAATATTACCCAAAGCAGANGTTTGCGAATTTGCTACACCAGAGAGGGGGATAACGGTAGAAATATTTGAGGCAACCTTTAAATGAGTATTNATTACCTGCGATACGGGGTTTACTTCGGTTCCACTTAATGTAAGATCTTCCGTCTTATACACTTCAGGAGTGATAAGTTCAATCAGATCTACAAAATTAGTCTTGTAGTATTTTCTAGGATTAGATGTAAACTTGTTATCACCCATTAATCTAATAGTTCTATATTAATAGTTAAATTATTTAATTGAATAATTTCGTTAAAATCAATCGCAATGTCTTGATCAACATTATCTATGGTAGAATACCGCACCTCGTCCACCTCAAAGATTTGCCTGTTTATTTCAGCCACGCTAAAATCTTCTCCAAACTCACGATTATCTACATTCATGTAGGTTAAAAGTTTATCTCTTACTTTTGCTTTAATTTGATCCTGATTCTCTTCCTCTTCTCTATCAATTCTAATAGTAGTAATAAGATCTAAAGTTCTAATTAATCCATCTACTATAACGACATCATCAGTTGCCATCTTCTTAGGGGTTATAGCATCTAGTAGTTGAGTTTTAAAATTAGTAGTCGCTCGTTGCAACTGTAGGTCCGATGCTTTCTCTAAGACATAAATATCAATCACATTAGCTGACGAATAGGCTTGCCTGGTTGCAGCCGTAGCTTTTCCCACAGTCCCAAAAGTACTAATAAAAGTATTAGCAAATACAGAATAATCTTCTAAAGTTACTAAGCGATCTTGCCTTCTAAAAGTTAGCGGAGCGTATCGTTTAGCGTGATCAATAGTTTCAGCATTAGATCCCCCCGTACCTTTAGAAGTATTTGTTATATCTACTGTCTCTGCCTTTGTATCGACTCTAACAGATAAAGTAGTATTTATAGAATTTTTAGCTATATTTCCTCTAGTGCCACCCCCCACTCTATAAAATACTACATAATTAGAAGTATCATCAGGAGAAACCCCTACACTCCCATCCCCAAAAACTACAGTAGCATTAAAATCATCATCATAAACCACTTCAAAAATTTTATCTGAAGAACCTGAAGCAAAATAAATATTAGGAACTTCAACAAAGGCACCGTTCTTGGTTGAATCTGGTCCGTCAGTGTATACCTGAACACTTCCTTCCACTACAGGACCCTTATTTAGTTTAATAGTTTTAATTCCTTCTGTAGCAGCAAACTCCCCAGAGTCTTTAACCAAAGCACCCTCCTGTAAAACTACATTTTCAAATACTGTTACAGGGCTTCCTTGTCCTTCTGGAGCAAGTAAAGTTATAAGACCAGTACTATTAACTGTGTCCACTAACCCATTAACAACTTTATATAAAGTAAAGGTTAACACTCCTCCATCTTCAGGAGATGTAGCTTCAATTGTTCTAGATGTAGCAGGGATTAACAACCCCCTTGGATAGCTATCACCTGCTACACCTACTGGAGAAGTAATTTTAGCGTCAGCAGCCGAAGACAAAGGACCCCTCATCCTAACCCCGATTAATTCTAAAAGTTTTTTAACACTAGTTCTTTGATTAGCCGTAGCCAAAAAGTTTTCATTAGCAAGCATATCAGCCTTCATCGACATGACTGAACCCATATAAGCTACAAGTTCTAAGAACATCATCCCCAAATCAGACTCAACAAAGTACTTATAGTCTCTAGGGTAAACTACTTTAGCGTAGTCAATTAATGAATTTCTTAAAGTAAGAAAGTCTGTAGCTGCAAAATTGATTAGCGAAGGTCTCTTGGTGATTGGGACCTTCGCTAATTTCATAAAGTCCGATGCTATTGTTCCTGAAAAATTCATAGTATATCTACCTCGACATCAAATATCTCTAAATCAGCAGTATCTAATTTTAACGACAAAACTACCTTAAGAGAATTTCCTCCCGCTGGTCCTGTATCTCCNAAAGGGAACACTGCAAGTTTTGCAATTTGGGCTCCTACAATATAATTAGTAAATGAATATTGAATTTCTCTCTTTATGCTTTCAAAAGTATTTTCATCTAAAGGCTGAAAAAGATAGCGTCTTAGATTACAACCAAAGTTTGGTAGCATTACACGCTCCCCTTTTTCTGTTAAAAGAAGTTGTTGGACAGCATNTCTAATCATTTCAATCCCAGATTTTTTAGCAAAAAAANCACCCCCGCTTGCTGACCCTAAAGGGAAATCTAACCCGTAAANTTCCTGCCTTTGNCCAACAACAGGCTGTTTCATATACCTAGGAGGTATTTTTCCATAAACTGAAACTGTTTGATTAGCTGCCATTACATTTTTATATTCTTGAAGAAGCCCTGTTGGGCTTTATAATTTTTAGAAACTTCTGAACTATCTAGGGCTCTAGAATAAAATTTTAAGCTTCCTAGATATCCACGCAACCCGCTAGTAATTCCCCCCCTATCCCCTCCCAGGAAATTACCATACTGATACATTCCATCCGTATAACCACCCCCCACAATCCACGGAGTATAGAAAGTATTAAGGAGTGGGCCTTGCTTTAAAACTGAAGGACCATCAACTGTTGTGGAAGAATATTGGAAACTATTATTTTTCTTAAAAGAGGGTAAACTTGGACTCACTCCAGGAGCCACACCAAAAACATTTGATATAGAGGAGGTAGCCACCAACGATCCATCAGCAAACATCTTTATAGTATTTGTTCTAGGATCAACAGTTACATCAATCAACACAAACTGAGAAGAAACACTTCCAAAAGTAGTGGCGGAAAGATCTACTTTCATTTTATAAAAAGTTTCTATTGTAGCGCACTCGTCGATATTAATCCAAGAAGCAGAAGATAAGTCTCTAGATTGGGTTGGTGCTATAAAGAAACTTAACGAAGATGTTGGATCATTATCAAAATTATTGTTACTATAACCTGATAATCCTAATCCAGAACCTGCTTCAGTAATTCTTCTATCCCTACTAAACCCACAAACCATCCCCCGCACAAAGTCTTCTCCTCGTTTATTTTCTAAGAAATCTAGATCACGCTCCGCTCCTACATGATCAACAGCGGAAACCCCCGATGCAGTCCCAACATTCTCACTTGCCAGAATAACCTTTGTTAGAGAAGACACTGTGGAACTCAGCCACCCAGCCGCCCCATCCATAATATTTGGAACATGNGCCCAGCACTCCATAGTAAATCCAGTTGACGAATAAGTTAGATCTCTGAACTCCTTGGTATCAGGAAGTTTGGCGTATGAACCTAGTGCTGATGCAGCAGCAGTATCACTTGATTTATTTTTAACAATTCCTTCAAAATATGGAATAGCTAATCCAGAAACAAAGACACTTCTCTTAGAGGGTCCCACCAACTGAGCATTATTGTACATATCTTCTGTAGCGCAGTTAGTTGTGGGGAAAGCAAGAGAAGAAGGCAACTCCAAAGTAGTTTCTAAGAAATTATAAATTGCAAACAAGTCTTTATCTACAATCTCATCAGTAAGAGACAACACAGTTCCTGCCTGGGCTGAAGAGGGGGAATAAAGAATACTTCCCCTCCCAACAGTGGGAACCTTTAAATGGTCGAAGAAAATAGATGGGGGTTTTGGGCTAGTCCTAGTATACTTAGCATTAATAGGAAGAACAATCCCAACCACATCAGCTTGATTAAAAATTAAAGCATTTTGCTTTTCTAAATCAACTTCTAAATTATAATCCGCTAAGAAGGAGAAATCATTGATTGGAATCTCCCCAGGAGGGTAAATAGGCCCCCTAGCATCCCCATAAATTTGAGGTGCCTTTACAGCAATCTCAATCTGCTTCTTGCGTCTATTAATCTTATTGTTATGATTAGCAATATCAGAGATAATCAAATTTCGCTGATTAGTTACAATAGAAGAATCTACCCCATAGTCAGCCAGATAGGTTTGTAAATCAGCAGATAAATCATAAGTTTGTTTATCCCGCTGTTGCTTCAAAACGGAAAGGAAATGATCCTCATCATAATACATTTGTAGCCCGATACTATCATCAATCCTATTAGGATCAAACAAATTATCAGTATACTTATTAAGAGATTTGATAGAGATAGCTTGCCCCTTCCCGCCAAGGTTAGGATCATAATCATAAGTCCATTGATCCCCAACAGGAATAATTCCTGAAATAGCTAGAAATACGGGATCTAAACCGCCCCTCTGAGAATCATAATACAAGCCATCAGAGGTTAATACATAGTGCCCACCAACCGAGAGGGGAGGACC